ATAAGATATCACAAGTCCTCGATAAGATCGGCTACGTGCCCACCCAGTTCCTCAAGAGCCATGGCGACGTCAACCGAGCAAGGAAACTTAAGTTGGTTGGCAAGCGTGGCCCGCGCGCCAGTGCTCAGGATGGCACTTTGGGAGGCACGTTCAAAGTTTGCATTGATTCCATTCGTCGCTCGGGTCATCGAGGCACCAGTTGTCTCAACTGGTTCGTCAACAAGTGTTGCTGGACGTATGCCTTGTACGGCAGGAGCGCGCCAGCCGCCTTGGATCTCGTCAAGGGCAACATGCCCCGCGCCCTCACGGACAGGTGGGGCAAGACAAGGCGGACTATGGCTGCGTTTGAAGGAGACGATTCCATCTTGGCCACCTCACCCCGTCTCACGGATAGTGAGGTCGCCGAGTGCGAGGCCACATGGAAGCGACTTGGGTTCGACATGAAGATCTTCATCAGGAACAGGGGTGGCAAGGGATCAGCCACCTTTGTCGGTTGCGAGATGGCCGTCGATGCGTTTGGATTGCAGGACATGTTCGCCCCGGAAATACCAAGATTTTTCAGGGGTGGCGCATCGGTTTCCAAAGAAGCCGTGGAGGCGTGGAAGAGGGGCGATGATGACACAGTGTCTTCCGTCGCCGCAATGAGCCTCCTCGGAAAAGCGGCCGCTTTCGCACGATCTGTTCCCACTCTCGCCATCAAGATGATTGAGATGGCGGAGGCGACGATGCCCACTTCGAAGTTTCGCGACGACATCGACCACGAGACGAGCATGATGGTCTACGGAGCGTGCGTCGAGGACATTCGGGACATCGTGCCGGTGTCGTTCCAGGACATTCTGGCGAATGTGTACATGCAGCTCGGATCGATCGACGATGAGAAGAGGTATTTGTCTGCGATCGGGCGCATGTACGATGACGAAGAGCACACTCGGTTTCTTGCTAGAGACTGGAGCGTGGACACTTTGCGTGACTGGGCAGGCCTGAGAGAGGCGTTGCCCCAGTCGTGGCGTCCCTGAAACGTCGCTGACCTTGGCAAGTCATTAAACTGCCACGCCCGGACGCATTTTGTGCTGTGGCGTTAAAACAATTTTCGATTTTAAAGTCGCAGGCCGCCTCCTTGCGGCGGTAGATGACTGTGTGCGGGGCTTTTGCGCATTAGGGGATGCCACCCTCCCCGTCGGCCCGCCCCCGTTCAGACGACGCGTACGGGTGCATTTTGCAGCAGTCAGCCTTATTCTTCCGTGGTCCCATCCTCCATCCAGCTGGAGAAGGATCCCGAGCCTGGTCTTCGCGTGCCCGACCGCGAGGTGAGGTGAGGCCAACACCAAGCCATGTTAACTGCCATGGTAGCGTTGCCAGCTTCAAATTGGTGCCCAGGGCGGCCATGCGT